TCGTAGAAATCGTCCAGGTCTAATATCACCTGAGGCAGCAAAGTATTCCCCTTTCAGGAGCGCTTAGGTGCGCTTACACCCAACAAAGAAGTAGGGGCCTACTTCCCACACAAGCGTCTCGCCGAACGGGGACAGAAAAGCTTTGAGCTCGTCTCTTGTGAACTCCCACAGGTGCTCCGGATAATCTCCGTGCGCCTGCGCTTCTCTGCTGCCTGTGTTTACGGTTGAAATTATAACGTGCTTCCTCGCCACGCGTGCGAGCTCCGCCGCGAATTCGGCCGGCCGCTCCATGTGTTCGATGACTTCCCCGCAGCAAACCACGTCCATGCTTGCGTCGTCATAAGGGAGGCGCGCGGCAAAGTCCGCGCGCTTGAAAGCAATGCTGGGGAGAGCGCTTAAACGCTCCTCCACCACAGCGCTAAAGTCGATTGCATGGAACTGCGCTCCCGTACGCAAGTGCTGTGTAACGGCAAACTCTGCAATCCCGAAGAGCCCGCAGCCAACGTCCAGGACGCTGTACCCATCGTGTGCGTAGCGCAGGAACTCAAACAGGCGCACACGATCGAAGCGATGAATTCCGGGAAGCTTCCAAACGTCGTCGAAGTGTTCGGGAGTGTTTAGGTTCTCTTCGTGCAGTCGATTCACGGCCGCTCCTTTTCTTCTTTCCACTTGCGTTCAAAGTACTCCGGATACTTTGCCGCCTGTCCCGTCGTTGTGTCCATGTGCTCCACAACCAGATTGTCCACCTGATACTTGGGGAATCCGTTCATACGAAGCCACTCGCAGATGTCGTCATCCTGTCCCCATGCTTTAGGCAGTGTCTCTGGATAATCGGGATACGCTGCGTACACCGCTGCCGGAACAACGCGGAAGATACCCCCGATAACGGCGCGCTGGTGTAGCGTGAATCTGCCCCAAACAAGCGAATTCCCCAGACGCGGGGGATTGCATAATCCCAGTACAGCAGGCCCCAGTACAAAGCGCGAGAAGTCAACACCGTTTGCATTGCCGGCGTAGATCGAAGCAAAGGAGGCCAGAATTCCGGGGCTCTTGATATCGCAGTCGTTGTCGATCTTCACAATCAGGTCGTAGCGGCCGTCCTCTAGCAGAAGAGAGCGCGCCATGTTGGAAGCGCGCGATATGCCTACGTTCTCCGGAAGGGACACTAGCTTATGGGACACAAGCAGCTCATCGTATCCGTTGCTTCTCAACCAGTCTACCGTTCCGTCTTGCGATCCGTTGTCGATTACGAGGTGATCGTATTCCAGGCCGGCGTTCTTCTCCAAAGATTCGAAGGTGCGCTGCGTGTACTCCAGCCTTTCGCGCGTGATCGTGTAGACTGCTATGCGCACCGTTAGTTGTCCTCCGTGTAGTGCGTGCTGCGTTTGAGGACTCCGTGATAACCGGCCTGCTGAATAACAAACTGGCTGGTAGCATTCCACGCAAACGACAGCACGCTCTCCAGAGTCAGACCCGTGATAAGCAGACTCCCGTCGGCCATGTTGAAGGTTACGCTAATGCCAACGGTTCCCGCGATAGCAAGCGCAACAGACAACCACTTATTCAACTGATCGGTGTACTGATCAATGAACGGAAACCGCTTAGAAGCTTTCAGCTTTTCGATGACCCAGACAGCGACTCCGGCGAGCACTATCTGGTCTTGTAGATTGGTCGGCGCGTGCGTCATACGATACCATGCTTTCTCATTATTATTCCCACCGCATCCTGATAAGAGATCGACTTGGGAGAGTACGTGATGCCTTCGCGCATGTAGGTCTCAAACAGAACCTCTCCGCAGTAGACTCCTACGTCGCCGCGAGAAAGCATACCGAGCCACATATCCCAGTCCTGCAGACGCGTTACCGTTTCATCGAAGCCGATAAAGCGCTCGCGCCGGATAACACTCATCGTCGAAATGAAGTTCTGGCGACGCAGTACAGTAGCGCTGAACTCGCGGTTGCACTGAACACGTTCCCCTATTTGATATCCGCAGTACGCGTAAGCAGCGTGCCTTGCTGTCTCCAGCTTTCCTACCATGCGCTCCAGCGCGCACGGGTGCCACGTGATGTCGTCATCACAGAACAAAAGGTACTTGCTGTGCGGGGAGACAAGCTCGAATCCGCGATTTCGCGCCCAGTTAGCGTTTCCGTGCTCGTCCTGCGAAAGCACCACTTCAAAGCGCTGATACGTTTGCAGGCCCAAACTGTGGAGCGTATGCGTTGGCTTAGCGCCTGCGCGCAGCGGAATAATTATGGACAGTTCCGGAGTCACAGAACCTCCTTTAAGGTAACTGCAGGCCATACCTGGAGAGCGCTCTGGGGAGTAGCGTTGAGCACTTCCACGCCTGCCGCTTCTAGCGGAGCAGCAAGCGTCTTAAAGTGTGGAAGCATGCTGTACCGGATAACGTTCTCGTAGTCGTTATCCCGTGCGCCCTCCGGCCGCTGTCCGTAGTTCCAGTGCGTCTCCCCGTTGCGTCCTAAACGCATGTCGTAGCCAACCAGCACAATGCGCTTTGCTCCCAGATGGTAGGCCAGATTGATTGCTTGATATCCGGAGTTATTCCCGTGTCGGATAGCGGCTGGGTCCGTTTCCAGCCCGTCCACACCCGTACAGTCCAGCGTGCTAACCCCTGGAATGACGTTACGCATGGTTACGATGTGTCGCCCCTGGAAGCGCGCTGCTACTTTTGCGCTGCGCGTGCTCCACCATCGCGCGTCGCAAAAGTACAGATAGTCTGCTTTCGGTAAGAGCTCGTAGCTGTCGTTAATGACGATTGTGCAGCGATAGCGCAGCACTTCTAAATGCTGCTGATAACGCAAGCTGGGCCCCCCAGCTACGAGGTACACTGTCTCCCCCGCCCACTCCGGAGTAGCTATCCAGCTCACGACGTCACCGTCGCACGACAGTTTAGGGACATGTTCGGACGCCCTTTGTCATCCAACCAGAAAATCGGCCCCGTGCTTAGTGGGAGGATCATGGCTACGTTAGCGATAGCAGTCGTCTCAACAAAATTGAGGATAGCGTTCCACTTCGCTTCGCACTGCGCGTGCTCCCCTTTGGGCGCACGTACTCTAACCTGAAATAGCTGGATCTTGTTTTCTCGCAGATGCGTGTCCCCGCGCGCTCCTCCGTAGAATTGCAGGGACATAACGTAGTCGTCCACGTCGGGGCAGTCTCCTATGAAGCACGGCCATGAAACGCCGGAGATAGAAGCTGCGATCATGGCGGTACGGATGTATTCCAGTAAGCTCACGCGGCACCCCTTTCCAGGGATTGGAGGATATCTTCGATTGCATCTGGTGCCATCTCCCTAAACGGAATTTCGAGATACTTCCAAGAACCCACTTTGTAGTTGCGGTTGGTTTCGTGGACTATCACAGCATAGGACTCCGCGGCTCCCCCGTAGCCTATCGTTCCCGTGATATCGGATCCGTTGCGTTCCACAATAACCTGTCCGGAGCTGCGCAGTGTCCCTGTGTTAACAGGGCAGTACTCCTCTTGCGACACCTGCAGGATTTCTCCCAAATCGGCGCGCAAACGGGTTTCCACGATATCAAGTGCCTTGTCCCCCAGCCCTTCAAACTGCGAGACAAGCGATTGCAGGCCGGTTATCCCAAAATTGACGTTATTGCGTGCCACGCGCTCCCCCTCCTCCGTAAGCGCCAAAGAAAACTTTCGTGTGGTGCGAGCCCGTTTCGTCCGAGGGGATTTCCCAATTGAGTATCACGGGGGAGCTACCATCGGGAAGCGTGAGTTTATCCCGCTCCGTTAGCGTAGGAGTTCCAGCTAACCAAACCTCCCCGTGCGAAAGCACGTCTGCCCCTCCGGACTTTGCGGAGACACGCTTCTGCTTGTAGACCACACGCGCGGCGAAGCTTTGTGCAGCTCCAAGTGTGGGGACTCCGTACTCGTTACTTCCCGTTGCGGATTGCAGCGTAACGGTAGCAGGCATCAGCTCTTTGAAGTCCGCTATAGACATTTACTCTTCCCTCGTGTGCAGCCCCCGATAGAACTGCGGTGCTACCCTATCGCGCTCCCCATACTTCGCTGTCTTGTCTGCGATGCTGATTCCGCCGCAGTACGGGGGAGCACCGCTGATATCGTACAGCTTGCGCAACTGTCCGACGAGCGCCGTGTACTGCGCTTGCTTCTGGCTGTACTTGATGGACAGATCGCCGACTGTCTTGTCCACCAGCCCAGCAAAGCGTGCAACAAGCTGCTCCGCGCCCTTTAGAGCAGCCAGCGTCGCGTTGTTACCAGCTTCCGACAGCAGATACGTTATCTCATCGTCGGTAAACAGATAGGGGGACGTAGTGTCCCCCAGCTTGAACCGCACGGCGTCCGA